AAGCGGCGGCGGGTGGCCGCAAGTTGTCGGAGTCCAAGATCAAGGCGATTGACGACGCGATCAGCGGCAAGATGCGCGAACTAGCCAGAGTCGATTCTGAATGGTCCGCAAAATCTTACGACCAGCGCATGACAGAGGCAGCACAGGCCGCCGCGCTGGACATCGAGGCGGCGGCCAGCCGGAAGGAAATGCTCGCCGGGATGCAGGCGGTCAAGGTGGCCGAGACCCAGAGCCGCATTGCCGACATGAAGAAGACGTCGGCCATGAAGCTGACGCAATCGCAGGCGGTGATCCGCGATATTCAGAACTCGCAGAACTACGTGCATGCGGTGCACGACGATGCGGTTTCCGGGCTGGGCGACATGCTCGACGCCGCCAGCAACAAGGACGGCACCGGCCTGCTGCGCAATCTCGGCATGCGCATTTTCAACCTGGACAATCCGGCGATGACTGCCGACGTGGTGCGCGAAGTTTTCAAGGGGGCAGATGGCCACACCGGGAACAAGGTGGCGAAAGCCGGCGCTCAGGCATGGCTCGACACCATCGAGAAGCTGCGCCTACGCTTCAACGCGGCCGGCGGTGATGTCGGAAAGCTGGATTATGGCTACTTGACGCCGCTGTGGTCGTCAGAGCGTATCGCGAAGGTTTCGCCAGATCAATTCGCCGCCGATCTATTGCCGCACATCGACCGGCGCCGCTACCTGAACGAAGACGGCTCGCTAATGAACAATCAGCAGATCGCAGAAATTCTCAAGGCATCGCAGCCAACGCTTGCCAGAGAAGGGGCGAACAAGACAGAGCCGGGCCAGTTCAAGGGAACCGGCGCGCGGGCCAATGCCGGAAGCCAGCACCGCGTGATTCATTTCAAGGACGGAGATGGCTATATGGCTGCCATGGAAAAGTACGGCGAAGGGTCGCTCTATGATTCGATGCTCGGCCACATCGGCGCCATGGCCCGCAATATCGGCCTGGTCGAGCGCTACGGTCCGAACCCGGAGCAGACATTCCGCGTGCAGGCGGACATTGCCAAGCGCGCCGACAATCCAAACAATAAGACATTGAAGGAGGTGAAAGACTCTCGAAGTTTTGGCAATACCCCGCAGGCCTACTGGGACATCCTGAGCGGCAAGACCAGCAGCCCGGAGAATCTTGCGATTGCCAACTTCGGCGCCAATGTCCGCAACGTGCAGACAGCGGCCAAGCTCGGCGGGGCGGTGATCACTTCATTGACCGACGTCGGCACCATCGCCGCCACGCTGCACTATGACCGGCTGTCGTACTTCGACATGCTGAAGAATCTCGGCAAGCAGTTGGACAAGGATCACCGGGAATTCCTGCAGGCGCATGGCGTTATTGCCGAATCACTGACCAGCACCATGAACCGATGGACCGGCGACCACATGACCAACTCGCTGACCGGCAAGGTGGCCAACTCGGTGATGAAGCTGTCCTTCATGAACGCCTGGACCGATGGCCTGCGCGGTGCGTTCTCGGCCACGATGATGCAGGGCTTCGCCAAGAAGCTCGGGAAGACGTGGGCCAAGCTCGACGAGTGGGACCAATGGCTGATGGCGCGCAAGGGGATCACCGAGGAAGATTGGAACATCATCAGCCAGGCCACACCGACCGAGCGCGGCGGGGCCAAGTATCTGACCCGCGATTCCATCCTCGCCACCAAGGCAGACGGTGCCGAGCAGGCCGCCACCAAGTGGATGGCCTTCGTTTCCGACGAGGCGCAGGTCGCGATCATCAATCCGGACATGGCGACCCGGGCCGCAGCAACTTGGGGCGGTATGCCAGCTGGAACGCTTAAAGGTGAAGCTGCTCGTTGTTTCATGCAGTTCAAGAGTTTCCCGACCGCGATGATCACCCGGCACTTGGGGCGCCTGTTCGACACGCCGCAGGGCCTGGAAGGGGCGCCGGCTGGCTTTGGTGCGCAGACCGAGACCGGAGCGGCCATCAATCGCATGGCGGTGCTGGCTGGCCTGAATGTCTCGCTGATGATGCTCGGGGCCATTGTGCTGCAGGAGAAATCAATCCTCGCCGGCAAAGACCCCTACGACATGACAGAGCCGAAGTTCTGGGCCAAGGCCTTGGGGCAGGGTGGCGGCCTTGGCTACGTCGGCGACTTCCTGACCAAAGACCCGACCGAGCAACGCGGCAACAACTTCGAGCAGGCGGGTGGGGTATTGCTCGGCCCGGCCGGCGGTGCGGTAGCTGGCCTTGCCGGCGATCTGATGCTGACCAATATGTGGGAAGCGGCCAAGGGCAAGGACACGCACGCGGGCGCCGAGGCGCTGCGCTGGGGTAACTCGCAGGTGCCTTACGTTGGGCTGTGGCAGGTGCGCGGCGCATGGGACCATTGGTTCATGCACAACGCACAGGAAGCGCTCAACCCGGGCTATCTGGCCCGGATGCGCTCGCGGGCGATGAAGGACTGGAATCAGGATTACTATTGGCAACCAGGTGAGGCGCTTCCCGGCCGGGCGCCGGATATGGGAAGAATCATAGGAGATTAAGTAGTGTCCCGCTACAGAAGAAGGTCATTCCGCGGAAGCGTAAAGTGTGAGAAGGCCTATTCCAAAGCGCCCACACAAAGACACTTGCTGCATTATAGAAGGGATATTTTATGAGGCAAGACCAATACGAAAAGCTGCAAGCCATGTCCGAAAAGCTGACGGACGTTATCCTCGCCGAAGCCGACCCCGACCAATGGCCGGGCGCCGGCATCGCGCCTGGTGCAATGGATCAGCAGACCCGGGGTGACCGCTACTGGTGCAAGAAAAACGCGGTCGCCACCATCTCGCTTGTCGATCGCGTCAATCGCCTGACCGGCCAGATTCAGGCAGCCAGCAGCAACGGCGCCGGCGCGGCAGCGGTGCCGGAAGGCGAGACCGATGAGGAAGGCCTTGACGCCGATGTCCGCAAGGCCGAGAAGGAGGCCGCCAAGCTGCTCGACCAGATGACGCGTGCCGCCGCCAAGAAGAACTTCGACCAGCGCGTGCATGGCAAAAACTGACGCCGGGTTCGTCGCTTTCTTCCTGATGTGGGCGAAGGTCATGGGCTGGACCGTGCCCATGCTGCACGTTCGCATTTGCCACTGGCTGGAAACCTGCGACGACCCTATCCGCGTCCTGATGATTTTCCGGGGCGCGGCGAAATCCACCATCTACGCCGTGTACAAGGCCTGGAAGTTGTACCGCGACCGGAACAGGCGCTCGCTGATCTGGGCGGCCGACGGCGACCTGGCCAAGAAGCTGACGCGCGACACGCTGAACGTCCTGCGCCGGCATCCGCTGTGCGCCGGCATGCTTCCACCGAAGCCGGGCGCCCAGACGTTTTGGGTGAATGGGGCAGCAGACGCCCGCAACGCCAGCATGAACGCCGTGGGCGTGAATCAGAACGCCACCGGAAGCCGGGCCGACGACATCGACTACGACGACGTGGAGGTGCCGAAGAACATCAAGACGGCCGAGGCGCGGGCAAACCTGCGGATGAAGATCGAAGAATCAACCTTCATCGCCGTGCCAGGCGCTCAGGAGACCTACATCGGCACGCCGCACACGCACGATTCAATCTACCCGGAGTTGGTGTCAGGCGGAGCCGCCCTGCTGAAAATCCCGCTGTTCGAAGACTCCATCCGCTACGAGCAGACCGATCGGGCGCTGCGCTACCGCATCCCGTTCGAGATCGGCGAGGATGGCCTGTACGTGATGACCGGGATTCACAAGTTCTCCAGGCTGCTGGAAGAGGGGATCGATTACCGCGTCGAGGGTGGTGAGGTGGTTTTCACGGCGCCGCCGAATGCTGTGCTCGACCTCTACGCGCACTGTGCCTGGCCGGAACGCTTCACCCGCGAGGACGTGATCAAGCGCCGGAAGAAGACCCGCACGCTGAACTATTGGGATAGCCAGTACATGCTCGAAGCCAAACCGATTACCGAGACACGCCTCGATCCCGCGAAAATCATTCCCTATGCCGTCGAGCCGGTCATCAAGTACGCCAACAAGACGGCCACCATGTGGCTCGGTGCAGTGCGTATTGCCGGAATGTCGGTTCGTTGGGATCCATCATCCGCCAAGCTGGGCAGCGACGTGTCGGCCATTGCGCTGGTACTGCAAGACGATCACGGCCGTCGCTACCTGCACCGTGTCAAGGCGCTGACCGGCGAGATCGCCGAGTTTGCCGAAGACGGAAAGCGCATCCTCGGCGGCCAGGTGTTCCAGATTTGCGATCTGGTCGAGAAGTTCAACGTCCCGCGCGTCACCGTGGAAACCAACGGCATCGGCGGCTTTGCCCCGGCGGTGCTGAAAGCTGCGCTGAAACAGCGGAAGCTTGTCTGCGGTGTGGCTGAAGAGCATGCCGTGGTGAACAAGAACAAGCGCATCCTTGAGGCCTACGAGGGGCCTCTGTCGGCCGGCATGTTGTGGGCGCATACCGAAGTTCTCGACGGCGAGTTCTGGGACCAGATGAAGGATTTCAACCCTGGAACGCAAGCGCAGGAAGACGACTTGATCGACGCCGGGGCGGGCGCCATCACCGACACGCCGGAACGTATCAAGGTCAATGTCCGCGATGAAGATGGAACGCCGCGGCATCACGCCTGGCGTCCGAATGCCGGTGTGCATGAGGTAGCTTTCGAGCGCTAGCACAGTCGGGAAACCGTCCGCCACTTGGCGGGATCATGGCGCGCAATCCGACAACGAGGTTGCCCCATGACCGTTCCCGCCCAAACGACGCTATTCAACGAGTCGACCGCCAACGGTCTGACGACTTCATTCCCCTACGAATTCATGATTGCCTCGGCCGACGACCTCACTGTCGAGCTGGACGGTGTTGAGACAACGACCGGATTTACGGTGACCGGTGTTGGCGATGAAGTCGGCGGCGCCGTGGTGTTCTCGGTGGCCCCTGCAAATGGCGTTACGGTGCTGCGCTACCTTGATCCTGTATTTGATCGCGCAGAGGACTACCAAGCCCTAGGCGAGTTCGCGGCGGATGTGGTCAATCGCGATTTTGATCGCCTGTGGCTTTCCATTCAGTCTATTCAGGCGCGCATCGGCCGGGCGATTAAATTGCCGGTTGCCACATCCGGCGATCAGATCATCAACATGGACGCCGACGAACGGGCGAACCGGGTCATTGGGTTCGATGTGGATGGCAATCTTGTGGCTCTTCAAGCTCAGGTCGGGACGTCGCTGATTGATCTGTCCGCACCGTCAGGAGCATCGCTGATTGGCTACGGGCCAACCGGCCAAACGGTTGAATATGAACTTGGCCGAAAAGCCACGCGGGTCATCAATCACGGCTTTGCCTACGATTATTCAACAGACACCACGATTGTCTATGACGGTTCGACCGGCGACGGCCT